TGTTGCTTGTTCAAGCTTATTTGCTGGCATGAAGAATTGAGTGAACGCATACAGCTTTTTGTTTTTCTCCACTATGATTGTTGCGGCTGTAAGGTCCGTTGTTTGGGATAAATCTATACCGCCAACGGCATAAGTATTTCTAAAGTCATTTAAGGTAAGCTCTTCATTGCCCGCTTTGTCAACAACATTATAATCAAGCCAAGCTATAGAGCTATTTTGTTTTATATTGCAATACTTTGTAAGGAACTCCGCCTTTTTGCTAAGGCTACTTTCTGCAACTGCAATTTCTTCTATAAAGAAGTCCTCTGTGACAGATACGCCCATATTCGGGTTGGACTTTTTAAGCTCGCCAATGTCGTTCCACTTTTCTATATCGTCTATGATATATAGAAACGGTAATAATCTACGCTCTTTGCTGTTGCCTTTCAAAAATGCGGTAGAGCGTTTCATAAGCTCATCATATATGCCATCGTTTATGTATCCTGCTGTTGAAATGCTTAAAATCATTGGCTGTTTTCTTGCACCCAAAGCAGACTTCATTACCTCGTATTGCTTGAGTCCGCCGTCACCAACCCAGCTTGCAACCTCATCATTAACGACCAAGTGAGGGTTAAAACCGTCTGACTTTTTGGCATTAAAAGCAAGTGGTTTAACGCTTGTGTTGCTTTCCTGAATATAAATATCACTACGGCGTTTTTTTGCAAGCTCTCCTAGGTCATCTTCCTTTTGAATCATCTGAAAAAAGCCGTCATACACTTTTTCGGCCTGCTCGAGTTTTGGTGCAAGGCAATAGATTTTTGCTCCATATTCTCCATCCAAATATGCCATATATGCAATGACCGCACTTGCAAAAAGTGTTTTACCGTTCTTTCTGCCAATGACAATAAAAACTTCTCTAAAGATACGAATGCTTTTCTCATCAACGATACCAAACATCACACAAACAATAGCTTTTTGCCAAAGCTCCAGCTTTAATAAATCTTCTCTGCCCTCGCTGTGGTGACAAAAGTTTTCTATAAACCTTATAGCCTTGTTTGCCTTTTGGGCATTAAAAAAATACTGTCCCTTTTCAAGTCCAGTAACAATAATTTTATAAATAGCAAGTATCCATTTACCTACTAAAATTTCACCGCTTGTAATTTTGTAGTAATACTCATAGATATAATTTGCAAATGGCATTACTCATCCCTCATTGCTTCAAGCTTGCTTTTTTTCTTCTTTTGTGGTGGTGCTAATTCGGCGAGTTGCTTTATAATTGAGGCGTGGTTTTTTGTCATTGCTATATGTATTTCAACCTCTGGGCTTTTCTTTGTTCCGAACTGATTCTCACCGTTTTGGTATTCGCTTGTGTATCCGTTAGCGTTTATGGCTTCCTGCAATTCCTCTAAAGAAACTGCCATAAAAGCTGCATTATCTATCAATGAATTAACGGTAGATAGCTTGTTTTTATCCAAATCTTTAAAGACTTTTTTAAGTCTTCTTACTTCTTTTTCTATTTTCTCTTCTTTAGATGTAATAGTATCAGTTGCCATATTTTCACCTCCAGACCACACCCCCTTGTACGAACCTTGCAGAGTTTTTTTAACCTCCCCCTTCGGTGTTCATCCCCCGAAGGAAATTATTTTGATGGGGGGGATTGCAATAAATTTCCCTGTGCATCAAACTTGTATCTTGTTTTGATTTCGCCCCTGTGATGTTCTTTATTGTGGCAATCTTGACACAGAGCTTCTAAGTTTTCAAAGCTCAATGAAATGTAAGGATCGTTAATGTTCTTAGCCGTTAGATATTTTTTGTGATGAGCTATTTTTGCTGGCATTGGATTCTCAGGAGTGGAGCAACGCTCACACAAATATAACTTTGAAGATAGAAAAGCATCTCTGCACTCACGCCAACGATCACTGTTATAAAACTTCTCTGCCCAAGGTTTCACCTGCTCACACCTCAAAATAAAAGCGTTCCGACTAATCGAAACGCTTTTAATATTTCATTAAATTTAAAACTTCCATTGTTTCTTTCGGGTTGAACAACCCATTAAATCATAGACCATACAATAACTAAAAATAACACTGATAAATAACATGGTTGCAATTATACCTCTTATGATTCTATCCGTAGTGCCTACATTTTTTCTGTATTTTAATATCATAAATATCACCTCAATATTATCATTGCACTTTTATGATTATCTATTCAGATGATATTGGTCCACTTGATTTGTTTTAATCCTTTCATTTGCCCTGTTGTAGTATGTAGTATCTTTTTCGATTTCTATACCCTTACTTTTAGAAATATCTATTAGTTTTGTTTTATATATTTCATTACACTTATAACCAATAATGATTTTTTTTAATTTTATTCCAATATAGTCATAACTAACAGGAGTTCCCTTATAATTAAATTCATTTTTTATATTAGGAAAAACAAGACCACCAAATTCTCCATTTTCATCATCAAACGGACAAAAAAAGAATCTAATTTCTTTCTCATATTTATATTTTTCGTCTTTAAGTACAATTGGTAAAATAGAAACTTTCTTTGCCTCTTTTGAGGAAAGGTTAGCACTTTTAGATTGTATATCATTTACAGATTCTATTATACTTTCTGTTAAATCAACTTTATTTTTATTTAGATATACAACGGGATATAACTTATCATAATCTAATATGTCAAAGCAAAGACAAAAACCATTATAAGAGTTAGCATAATTTTCCCACATAAAATCTGTAATATCTTTTGTAAAGCATGACACATCATAAAGTTCTCTTAAAGCATTAAATTTAAATTGAATATTTGCTTTTGTAATATGTGTAGCTTTTGCTACTTTTCTGATATTAAATGGCGTTTTCAATTCACTTTTATCTTCAAAATACTTAATATGGCTAGACCATATCAAATCATTCTCAAATAGGTTTAATTTGCTTTTATTAAGTTCTATATTTTTGTCAAAACCTACAAATTTGTATAACATATTATTTTTAATAGACTTACGAATATATTCTTCTTTATATATTTCAGCTTCATCATTTTCAAGTTCAAAATATTGTTTGTAAAACTCAGACATACTTTTCTCCCACTTCAAATAATAGTAACTTATTTTACCAATAGTCTTAATTCCAATAAACAATATTATATCACAATATTTTCCAGCATGCTATATATATCTAAATATTAAGAGTAAAGAGCCTCCGAAGAGACTCTTTGAAAGTATGAAGCGTTTGCCCGCTCTCTTAAACTTTCTATATTAACATTGTAGCGGATGTATAGCGGACAAAACGGACAAGATTAATGAGTTGAAATATATCTTATATAAATTTTGCGTACACTATCAGCTGTATTCGAACCTCCTATCGTCATTGCAACCTTAACCCAAGAATAACAATTGATGCACCTAAGCGTTATTATCATTCGCATGAGGCTTTCATCAATGTTGTATATGTAATCCTGAATGCGAAGTGTCTCTGTGTTTATACGTTGTTTCAGTTCTGCAAGTCGTTTCTCTAATTCAATGCGTTTGTCAACATTGTTTTCAAAACTTGCACCAGCAAAGTCTCCGCTACCTGTTGGCTGTGCTGATATGTTTGATGTTATTCTTGTTGCTTTTGTTTGTAACTCTTCGAGCCGTTCATCAATAAGCTTCATTTCTTTTTTTAGGTAATAAATCTGTGATAGTTCTTTATTGGTCATGCGTTATCTCCTTTTTTGTTCTGTCATCATTGCTGCAATGCATCAACGCAAACCTTGAATGTTACTGTTGTGCTTCTAAAAGCTTTAACTTTTTTAAAAATTAACTTTCCCGCTCCTCTTTGTTTTTAAATCACTACTTAATATTATCCTTCACATTTCCAACTACAGCCTATAAACTTTTACGAATATCAAAGATAAAAAAATATAATACTAAGGATGAGGTGATATTTATGAAGTTAGATTTTAAAAAAAATGTAGGTACTACTGATAAGATTGTTAGAGCAAGTATTGGCGTTTTATTGCTCGTGTTTGGACTTACGGAAATAATCACAGGTTGGTTTAAAACACTCGCAATTATCTTTGCAATACTTCTATTTGTTACTGTGATTTTTAGTTATTGTTCTATTTATGATTTGTTGGGTAAGTCAACTCGAAAAGAAGATAATTAAATTTTAGAGTCTTAATATCTGCAATCCAAAAACAGCTAAATAATCGCAAGCAATGGCTCCTTTGCCTTGATGAGTTTCTGTCATTTCAGAGATTGATATAATATTGTAGCCAAGCTTGCCTTTGCTCATGACTAAGCTTTATTTGTAATGCGTTACCTCCTTGTTTTTTAATTCTGTTTATGCTCCTTTTTCAAACTTTCAATAATAGCGGATTCAATAATAAACAGTGCTTCATGCCTTGTAAGCATCTCCGACTTAAAATTTTTTCTAACTTTATCTTCATGCAAAACAATTTTCACAAGTTTTTTTATACTGTAGCCTTCATAAAACATTTGCACGATCTCTTTTTCCGTCATGAATTACTTCCCCTTCAAAAACCTTATGTAGTTATTCATGCCTTGGAATTGATAAATAATTCATTCTATATTAATTACTCTGTGCAAATGCTTTTTCCGTTTCTTATAAGGTAAGCCCCAACTCTTCAAGTGTGTATTTACTCATGATTTGCTTTCTCACTATTGAATCTAAAGCATCGAGGTAGCTTGTCCACGCTTCAAGCGAATTTGTAAATCTTAATTCAGTATCGTATTGCCCGCTCTCGTGGTTAAAATCACTGCAACGGAGATATTCTTTCGTTGTTTCGTCAAAAAACATTGCTACTTCGTTTATATTGTTTCTTGGGTACATCAATTTCTTTGGCATTTTAAAAAATCCCTCCTATTCAATTCTTTTCATTACATAAGTCTGGTATGGATGTCCTGTAAATTTATGCTGTCCGTTGTAAATGCTGTCCGTGTCTATGTAGTAGCCTTTTATTGGCTTTGGTATGTTGTTCCACTTTGATGCTTTTATAATTTGCTTTTTTATCTTAGGCTTTTTTAGATTTCTGCTTGCGGACCAACGCTTTGTTATCGGGCAATCTTCATCACGAAATGTTTTGCTCGTTTCTTTGATTAAATATGCTGCCAACTTGGCATAATCATTATCAAGATATGTTGGGCGAAGTTTACCGTATGGCCATTTCTTCTGTAACAATGCAACATCAATCTGATTGATTATCAAATGATGATGTATCGCTTTGTTTTTGTATTCCGTTACTGCTATGTACTTGAATTCAAGACCTTGTTTTTCATAAACTCTTGCAAATCTTCTTAGCATGTTTTGTCTTTGCTTCAATGCTGTTTCAATATCAGGTCTGATATCTTTGAAATAGGTCACTACGAGATGAATGTCGTTCTCATTGAAGTTTGTATTTATGAGCCATCTCAACTTTTCTTCTGCATGATCTTCATTAACTCGCATTTGTTCTTCTGGCGTAGGCTTTTCTCTTATGCCTCTTTCTTGATTTTTCTTTCCGTACTGTGTTGAGAAATACTTCTTCACTTCTACGGTATTACCAGCCCATACTATACGCTGTATGTATGGCATAAAATAGCACCTCCTAAAAGTGTGAAATGGTCATTAAGTTAATACTCTGACCAAGGGGTTAAAGCGAGCATTCGCCGCTTTTAAAAATTGACTTTCCACTCTAAAAATGCTATAATATATTTGCTTTTTACAAAGTAGAAGTCATTGCTAGGCTTCAATATTATGCTGCAACTCATTGCCGTGAGTTGCAGCTCTTTTCGTCTATAACTATGTATTGTGGATTGGCTATGTAGGTTGCTCCACTTTTGTCTTTCAATTCGGCTAACATTTGAATTTCGCCCTGTTTTGCTCGATAGATAATTGCAGTGACTGTAACATTGGAAAACTGGTGCAAAAAGTCTGTGTGTTTTACTGCTTGTCCTGTTAATAAAGCTTCTTTAAGTTCAGTGTTATTCATAGAGCCTCCTCAGAAAGGTAATTCATCGTCATCGCCAACATCAAGCATTGTAAAATCGTTTGGTCCTACATTATTGCTAAATCCTCCGCTTATTGGCTGATTAGCTATCCGCTCTATTTCGTTTGTTGCTTGCCCGCTCTCATTCTTTGAACCGCAAAAACTCACTTCGCTTGCTACAATTTCAAATGCGATACGTTTATTGCCCTGCTTGTCCTCATAATTGCGAGTTTGGATAGAGCCATGAACTGCAATCATTGAACCCTTACTAAAATAGCGAGTAATAAAATCGGCGGTGCTACGCCATGCAACAACATTGATAAAATCAGCTTGTCGCTCTTGTCCTGCTTTTACGAACGCACGCTCAACAGCAACGGTAAATGATGTGACGGAAAGCCCGCTGTTTGTTGTCTTGAGTTCTGGTATTGCCGTTAGCCTACCCATGATTACTGCACAGTTAAGCATCAGTCTGCCCCCTATCTTTCCACTCCCAATTAATATGTTTCGTGTACCCACTTTTGTTTTTGTCTTTAGTACATTCTTTGCATATTTGCGGTTTGTTAGGTAAAGCAGCTAATAGTTCTTGAATATGAATACATCTGTTACAAATTTCATCTACCATGTCAAATTTCCTCAAATTGAAGCCTGCGTGCAATCATGCTTATGTATTCAGAGTTGGTTATTTTCAGCTCTTTGCGATAACCAAAGTATGAGAAAATAAAGTCAATATCAAGGTTGTTAATTGATTTGCTTATTGCGTGACGGATTGCCCGCTCAACTCTTGTCGTTGTGGTGTTATGTTTTAAAGCTATAGTAGGGTATAACCTTTTGGTTATGCTCTTTTTTATATCTGGATCAATCAGCATAAGTTCTACCGCTGTTTCAAGATAGTCCCTACCAACCAAACTGGTTGGAACGCATAATAAATTAAGTTCGTCAAATATTTGTTTTTTCATATCTATTCCTCCATTTTTATAATTGTTTGAGTTGTACTGCGTAGTTCATAACATCAATTGAGTATTTGCTTGCTATTAAATCTTTAGCTCCACTTTCGCCACAGTTATAACAGACCAAAGCTTTGTGACAATCTCCGTATTTACTTAACAGCTTTGAAAATATGTATATCCCGCTCTCAATGTTTTGTTGTGGGTTGGTTAAATCTGTAATACCAAGTTGCTTGTTGAGTTCATCATAATTAATACGCTTAACTTGCATTATGCCAACACACTGCTTATCCGAAGATACTGCCATAAAATAAAATTTACTCTCCCTCCACATGATGCCCAGCACGATATTTACAGGCACGTTGTACTTTTCACACATAGCAAAAACAAAGTCTTGGTACTGCTTTTCAAGCGGGATGTCGTAATATACTTGTTTGCAATCAACTGCAGTTATAGGCTTGTCCGCTTTCGTGGTGCTCTCAATTATCGTTTGGGCTTCTGCTTGCCTTGCTTCAAAGCGGTTTACTTTGCACAGCAACGCTACGACCGACAGAGTTCCAAGAATAAAAATTGAAATAATTAAAAAGATGTCGCAACTACAAAGCTTATTTGAACTTTTCATAGCTATCCTCCATTATCTTGAACCGCACCTATCTATCTTTTTCGCAAGGTCAATTGCAAGATAGATTTTTGTTTTGTTGTCTAAATGATAAAACGGCACATCCTGCAAAAAAGAATTTGTTGCTTCTTTGCCAAAGCCTAAATACCTGCCCACTTCTGATTTGTTAAGGGCGTTTCCTGCTTGTGTTCTAATATCATGTAATATGTCTTTACGCTCTGCCATTTTAGTTCTCCTTTCTGTCCCATGTATGGGACTTTAACCGTTGATATACGAATTTTGTCGTTTTAAGTTATTGCTATGTGTCAATTGTCTGTGATAGAATTATGTAGTAGGGGTATTCAGGTATCAAATATAATTTACGATTAAATCGTAATCTAGGGGCAAAAAAATAATTTGGTCATATCTTACTCCATACACAAGTTCTATCTTTCTAAGAACGGGAATATCAGGATACGACTTACCTCTTTCATAATTGCTTAGTGTATCTGTGCTTATGCCTATTCTACTAGCAGCTTCATTTTGAGTAAAATTTGATAATTCGCGTGCCATTTTGAGTGTTAACTTTTGCATTATTTTATCTCACCTCCGCTCTTCCTAAATTAATATTACAACGGTTTAATCGTAATGTCAACGGTTTTTTCGTATTTTTTTAAATAATTATTGATTTTTTTACGATTACAGCGTATAATCAAAATAAAAAAGGGGTGAAATAATGAGCGGACTTGGAAATAAAGAAATAATGGCTCAAAATATCAAGCATTATATGAAGATCAATAATAAAACAAGAACCGATATGTGTAATGCATTAGGAGTTAAATATACTACTTTTTCTGACTGGGTAAATGGAAACTCATATCCTCGAATTGATAAGATTGAACTAATGGCGAATTATTTTGGAATAAATAAATCTGATTTAGTAGAAAACCCAAATAATAAAGAAACGGACGAGCTAACAGAATATCTTGAAGTATTAAAAAACCGCCCCGAAATACGTATGTTATTTCAACTATCTAAAGATGCTACAAAAGAAGATGTTGAAAAGGCTGTCGCAATTATTGAAGCTCTAAGGAAGTGACATAATATTGTTTGATATTTTTGTTAGGTATATTAATTTACCGTCAACTGTAAGAGGTGTGACGATACCAAACGAAGATGACACATTTAACATTTATATCAACTCAACCCTTTGCATAGAAAAACAAAAAAAGGCTCTTAATCACGAATTGGAACACATAAAGCGTAACCACTTCTATGATGAAGAGCCTGTTATAAAAAATGAAATTCAAGCCGAATTGGCAGGTTAATTTATAATTTTTAATACTCTATATTACGTGTCAACAATCGCATATGTTTGCTATTACCCTTTTATATTTAAATAACCCCATAGGTTAAAATAAAAAGTTCGAATAAGGATGTTAATTGTCAAATCAAGTTGCAAAATGACTAAAAATATGTGATAATTATTTACATGCCGTTTTAGAATTAAGTTATTGGCAGAGCAAATATTGCTTGCGGCAATAAAATTTGAAATGGAGATGTAGAAATGGATTTCATTGCTATTGATTTCGAAACTGCAAATCAAAAACACGACTCGCCATGTTCTCTTGGTATTACTATAGTAAAAGAAAATTGTATAGAAAAATCAGTATCTATTTTGATTAATCCAGAAGATGAATTTTCTCATATAAATAGTTTAATACATAAAATTACTGCTGATGACGTTGTAAACGCTCCAACCTTTCCTATGGTTTGGGATGAAATAAAACATTTATTTGTAAAGTATCCTGTCGTGGCACATAATGTGCCATTTGATAAATCTGTCCTTGAAAAAGTATGCAAAAAATATAAAATTGAACTTCCTGAAATACTTTATTTTTGTACTCTTGAATTATCAAGGCAAAATTATCCTAATTTAGATAGACATACACTTGATTCATTATGTGAGTATTTTGAAATAAGCCTTAACAATCATCACGAATGTTGTTGCGATAGCTTGGCTTGTGCTGAATTAATGATTATGATGTTAGAAAATAATGACTGTGACGTTTTTGCAAATACACTAAATGCTAGTTATCATAAAAATTCAGATAATAAAAAGGGTTGGAATAATTTTGGTGTAAAACCTATATATAAACAATCTAACACTACTTATTCAGAATGTGAATCAATTCAGTTTAAAAACAAAAAATTTGTTATCACAGGGGAATTTGAAGATTATACAAGAGAAGAAATTATAGATATTATTGAATCAAATGGTGGCATTTCAAAAAACACTGTTACAAAATCAACTAATTATTTAATTGTAGGCATGCAAGATATTAATGTTTTAGCACACTCAGATGAAGTAAAAAGCAATAAAATAATTAAAGCCGAAGCTCTGCAAGCACAAGGATCAAATATTAAAATAATATCTTTGGAAACTCTATTGAATTGTATTGAAAAAGAATTGGAAGAATGTCATGACTGGACTGAAAATGAAGTTCTTGAAATTATCTCAAATATAATAAACCCTCAATTTTTAGAAACCTCTAGTTTGTTTATTAAAAAAAGCCAAGCCAAGGAATGGAATTTTAATACATATAACAGTATTATGATTTCTCTTGAATCTAATTCTTATAGATTAAATTGTGCAAATAATTTTCTTTTTGCTCGTATAAACGCAACATGCGAAAGACCTTATATGTCATTCAATAAAAAATTTGAAAATTTATTCAAAGAAAATAATATTAATTATAAGCTTAACAAAAATGATTTTTTTTTAAAAGTGAGTTTTTCTATTTTCCGAGAACCTTGTTTAAATGTTTTGCCTGATATCTTTAATAAAATTTTTATTGATTCTTTTAATTTTGCAAGCTTTGGATGTTGTGGGCACTATATTGAATGCAGTAATTCTAAGTCTTGCGTTCATCCAGATATAATTTATGCATCCTGTGCTTGTATGTATAAAAAGCATTTAGATGATGGTCGTATCTTTTACGGCAAAAATAAAAGTATATAAAAAACGCCCTAGCCTGTTTATCGTTTCAGGATAGGGCAAATTAATAAATATCGATAGGGAGTGAAAATATATGAAGCCGAATAAAGACGGATATTACAGAAAAGAGATAACCGTATTCGATAGCAAAGGCAACAAGCGTAAAATTGCTGTCAGGGCCAAAAGCGAAAAAGAGTTGCAGGAGAAAATCGTTCGCACTAAAATAGAGATTGAGCGTGGAGAGATTACATTCAATGGCAACACAAAATTTAATCGTTGGGCTGACGAATGGTTAGAAACCTATAAGCAAGGTGCTATTTGCGACAAGAACTATCAGACTTATGAGGCTAACCTAAAAAATCATATTAATCCTATTATCGGTGAAATGTCACTAAAAGATATTAAGAAAATACATTGCCAAAAGGTTGTTAATTCTCAATCGGGGAAAAGTAAGAGCCATGTTTCCAAAATCAGAATGACTTTGTATCAAATATTTGATGAAGCGGTTGAAAATGAATATATAAACAGAAACCCTGCAAGGAAACTCACATTACCCGCTTGTAGCAGTGGAACTCACAGGAGCATTACTCCATTTGAGCGTGAGCATATTCTTAAAGTGGCCGAGTGGCATCATGCAGGTTTATGGATTCTTACAATGCTATATTGTGGTCTTAGACCTTCTGAGACCAAGAATTTAATGTGGTGCGATATTGACTTTGGAAATGAAGTTATAAAGATTAGAAAATCAAAGACGGATGCTGGTGTACGGTCTGTGCCAATGCCTAAAGAGCTGGTCGAACGTTTTATGGCTGAAAAAGAGAATGCAAAGGCAACGTTTGTGTTCCATCAAAAGCTAAATCCTTTAAAGCAGATGACCGAAGAGTCATTGAGATGCTTCTGGAACAACTTTAAAAGAGAGCTTGATATTTCTATGGGTGCAAAAGTTTACCGCAATCAAATTGTTCTATCCGTTGTTGCTGATGATTTGACACCGTATTGTTTGAGGCATACATGTGCAACTGATTATGAGCTTGCTGGAGTTCCAATTAATATTGCAAAAGTTTTGTTAGGCCATAGCGATATATCCACTACTGGAAATGTGTACACGCATTACACTTCTGAAACGGAAAAAGAAGTTAAAGAATTAATTAACAAAAAAATAAATAAAAATTATATTAATCAAGAAAAAACTGAGAGTGCATTTTAG